GCACGTTTGTCTGCTTCAAACTCTTTAATTTCTTCTGCTAATGCACGGATTGTAAACTGCTCAAGTTTGCTAATAGCATTCTCGTACGTTTTACGATCGGCACGTAGTTCTTTAATTTCTTCACTTAGTTTTGCAACCATGAAGTTATTGAACTTGCCTGCGCTTTCGATCATGTGTTGTTTAAACTTAACACGGTCTTCAGCTAATTGTTGTTTTTCGTCTGCGAACTCTTGTAGTTCTGCAGTGAGAGACTCTGTTACCATTTTGTCTAGAGCTTCAACCATAACCTGCTTGTCATGCTGGTAACGTTGAGCAAATTCTTCGCGTAATTCTGCACGAACTTGTTCTTTAGCTTCAGTGATGCGGCTTTCCCAAGCTTCGCCAATGGCTTGCTTGGTTTCCTCATTAATGATTCCGTTATCCAACAATGGTTTGATAGCATCTAACATTGGATATTTCTCCTATAATTTTAAATCTTTGATTAAGGCTTGAATGCCTTGTTTCAGGTACTTCTGTACTTTTTGATCTTGAGCGGCTTCACGTGCCGTTTCAAATACCCGATGCCCGCCGCGCATATTCATCAAGCCTTCATAGATGGCTTTAGGATAAGCATGAGGAGCACTAGGCTGTGCTACGATGTCAACGGTAATGATTTCAAAATCACTAACGTGTCCACTTCCTTCGTTAACATTACCAGATCCACGTGAGCTGACACCCAGCTTAACACCAGATGTAATCATGGCTTCAACTAGTTTACCCATTGGGGTTGGTAATACTTTTAATTTACCGTGACCGGCAGGGCCATCCATCCACATTTCTGTGATCATATGGCTAACGCGATCTAGATTGATTTTTAAATCATCGGGATGATCAACTTCGCCTAAAACAGAATGACCTGTTTTGATTTGTTCGTTGATCGTACTAACAGCTTTTTGTATTTCGTGAACGGGATATACACGTTCGTTAGCGTTTTTAACGCCTCCTTCGATGAATATCCCTTTCATATAGAGACTCTTTTGACCGTTCTCGTCGGCGGACTCAACTACAATGCCTGCCCGATCAAACGTTAGATTCTCTTTTAGGTACAAAGCCATTTTAGTTCCTAATTATTTCTTGCCAGTATTTTGTACTTGAACAGACTTCTTAGCTACAGGAACGGATCCGTCAGTTGTTTGACCTTCTTTACCGTGTTCTGTACTGTATTCGCCTTCTTTAGTCTTAAAGCCAGCTTTACCAGCGTTGCCGCCTGGAACGTTTAAGTTACCAGATTTGATTTCGCTTTGACCTTTGTTGTACTCATTACTAGCTTTGGTTGGGCTTGTGCCGTCTTGGTTTTCAGATTTTGTACTGGCCTTAACTGCTGTGCCGCCAAAGTCTGGACCATCTTGCTTGCCTGTGTATTTTGTATTGATAGCAGTTTTCTTGCCACCTGCGCCAACAGCGTCACCTTCAGCGGCATCACCTGCACCACCGTAGATATCACCAATGCGGTCAACATATTCACGCATTAATTCTGTTGTAGACTTTTTGCCTTCTGTTTTACCAGAGCCGCTTTTGCCTGATTTAGCAAATGGGTTACCTGACTTGTCAGATTCATTTTTACCAGATGCTGCAGATCCATTGCCGGACTTGCCTGATTTACCAGACTTGGCAAAAGGGTTCTCGCCTTCCATCATTTCTGGCTCAGCACCCATAGTTGGCTCGTCGCCACCGAATTCGTCGCCCATGTCTGGCTCGTCGCCGTGACTGTCATCGCCCATGATTTCGTCAAACTTGGCTAATAGCTCGTCCAACTTGGCATCAATGTTCATTACTTTGTCTTCGATTTCTTCTTCGCCGGCTGGTTCGCCATCAAAATCATCGGTTGCTAGATCGTCGCTGCCCATTTCTGGCTCGCCGTCGTCTAGCTCTTGTTCTGCACCCTCTTCGTCAGTTTCCATAGCATGTGACTCTTCGTTACTGATTTCGTCAACCATGTCTTCCACCGGCTGTCCATGTACAGTTTCTTCCATAGACTCTTCATCCATGATAGATTCGTAAATGTCGCGGGATTTTTCTACTACGATATCGTGAAATAATTCACGTGCTTTTTGATCTTCATCATTAATGATGTATTCGATCAGTTTTTCAAACTTGTTCATAAGAACTCCTTAATAAATTGGCTTTGTAAGTTTATTTACAAAATATACGTACTTTAGTGGTTAAATGGGGGTTTTTTGAAGGATTTTGAAGTAATAATTAAAGCGGGCCGCCAGCTGCACCGGGTTCTGGTGCTGGTGCATACTGTTTTGCAGTTGCTTCTAACTTCTTTTCGTGCTCTAATTTACGCACATCGTGACTCTGTCTTAGTTGATTTAAGTGTGCTAGAGTCAAGCGAGTTTTACGACTATCCGACATTTTAAGCGTGGAATTATCGGCTTTTTCATCTTGGTAGCCTGTGGGTGCTGGGTCAAATAATTCAAAGACATTCATATAACTATTTAACCTTTTATCTTAAAGACCGGTAGGTGCGCCAGCACTCTCAGGACCACCGCCCGGAGTCTGTGCTACGCCACTTAGATCAGCGCCGCCAGCTGGGGTTCCTTCTGGGCCCAGACCTTCAATCTCTGATTGTATAGCACCTTGGCTAACACCAACTCCACCCAATACCGGGCTGTCTAATTGTGCTAGATTGTTATCGCCGCGCTCTTCTGCCCATGCTGTTTCGTTTTCACTGATCTCTTGTTCACTCATGCCCAGGTAACGTTTCATTAAGAAACGTTTGCTGATATAAGGAACTTGCTCCAGTGCTGTGAAGTTGGTAATACGTGCTGCATCAATGTCTGCCTGGCGATATTGTGCAAAGTTTTGTGGCTCATTGAATGATAGATCAAACAGGCTTCCGTCAATGTTAAAGCCTCTCCAGCGCATAAACAATTTGAACTCTTGATCCAATTTGTCTGCAATCATGGCCTGCAAGCGTTGACAATACTGATTGAATCGCCATTCCTGGATCAATGCTGTGCCCACACGGCCATCTGTGTATGCTTGGCTACCATCATCGGCTGTGGTTGGCAAATAGCTACTGGGAATACGCAAACCCCGGAATAACTTGTTGGTAAAGAAGCGTAAATCTGTGATTTCGCCTAGGTTAGCGCCGCCGGGTAATACATCAACTTTACTGCCACGACCGTCGGCTGTGGTTGGGAAGAAATAGTCTTCGTTAGTTGATAACGGATTATATGTAGCGTCCATCATATTGGCATTATTACCACTGCCACTTTGTGTGGGTATACGACGTTGATGAATTTCGTTTTTGATGCGTTCCACAAATGCCATGGCCATATGACTTGGCATGTTACCTACATCAATTGTAAAAATTCTGCGTTCTGGAGCACGTTGTACACGATAGATAATGATACTATCTTCCAACAGCTCTTTTTGTTTGAATACTTTAAAAATGTTTTCTAATACTGAGTTACCAAAGGGCCAAAATACATCTAATCCCTCAGTTAAACTTACGTGCATAACGTGTTCAGCTGCAATGGCCGCTTCGTTTTTGGCATGACTGAATCGACTTCCACCACCAAATGGTGTTTGCGGTTGCACATACGCACCACTAGGGCCACCTGTTTGCGGGTGATTCATATAGGTGTCTGTGGTGGCCACAGCAGTCATTGTCAAGTTTTCAAAGTTTGGATTCAAGTCCTTGATCAAATACTGTTCGGGTTTTTTGCCTTCGCCTTCATTGACAATGACTTTGGTGACCTTACTCATTTCTGTCCACATCAATTTGAAGTTTTCTGGATCGCGGATAAACACCTGATCGCCATACTTCAAGGTATTACGCACAATTTTGAATATGCGTTTGTTAAACTCGTTGAGTGCTACCCATTGCTGTAGTTGTTCTTTAAGGATACGTACTTCGTTGTCACTGGGTTGTTCTTTAAACTTTAAGGTAAACGCTGTGTGATTTTCTTCGTTCTTCTGGGTGCAGAACTCTGCTAGGATATCTAGAGCTGCATTGACTTCTGAATCCATATCCATTTGTTCGTATTGATTATAACGTTCAATACGGTTTGGGTGTCCGATATAAACTTCAGGTAGTTGACTTTGATAATTACGGAAACCAGGGTCTGGCGCACGGCCGGCACCTAACGGGCTTACGTTACTGGGTAAATTGCTTGTCTTAAAGTACTTTTTCCAACCGGCCATAGGATATTCTCTCGTATGCTATATTTATAGCAAGTTACTGACTAGCCCGTAACATTTTGTCCGAAGTGTCTTTGTGATCTTTCATCACCCGAATCATTTCGTTAAAGGTTTCACGCATTTCAGACCAGTCCATTTTGACCGGTATTGTTCGCCCGTCCGGCAGCGGCACTACAGCCTCTGGTCCAGCTTCGCCTGCTAGACTAGGTCCTTCAGTGATACCACCTTTGGCCATGGCAGTTTCGACGTGTATATGCCCCCCAGTTCCACCGGCACTTAGTTTGGCATACTCATCAATGACTTTTTTAACCCCGGGCATTTGTCTAATTTGTTCTGCAACGTCTTTGGCTGTCTTAGGGTTAGCTAAAGTGAAGTCTAATGCCATGCCACGAGTATGAGCACTGTCGCGATCCAGGCCCAGATGGAATTGATCGTTAAAGGAACTAAAATGCCTTAGATTATCACCCAAGCTATTTTGAATAGATTTAGCTGTTTCTATTAAATGGTCGGATGCCATTCCGCCGCCGGTTACATCACCCTTCTTGACACGCAGTCCTGCGGCCTTGACTTGATCTGCAGCTGCCGCTTGCACTTGTTGACTAGGGGCTCGTATTTTACCCAGCATTCTGTTTCCAAAACGTCCTAGTGCTGAGCTTCCGCCGCCAGCCCCTGCGCCGAATCCAATGGGATTTCCCAGTTCGTCAGTTGCTTGGTATTCTTCTCCGCCGCCTACAGTAGTTCCTGTACTGGTGCCTTTTTTAAGTACACCCATGTCCTCTAGCCGCTTGATAGCTTCGTCTAAGAGTTCAGTGCCTTTACTTAAAGTAACAGCATACTCGGTCATCGGAGTAGAAAGTTTATCCATCAAGATAACTTTAACTTTTTGCGCCGCATTGTCGAGCTCTACAATACTAGCATCTAGTTTGGATATGTTAGTAGCAGCACTCTCCACTGTCGCAGCGACTTGATCTGCTGCCCCAGGTAACGTCTTGACACCAATTTCGGTTAACGAATTAGCAATAGTGGTAGCACCCTCAAGACCAGCATTGCCACCTTTTAGCTGGTTGGCGGTGTACATGGCATTAGCAGTTGTGTTGGTCCTTAACTGTGATGCAGACATTTTTTCGCGCTCGCGCAGGCTTGTTTGTTGTGCTTCGCTGGTGCTGTCGGCTCCGGCCATAACTGTGCCGTACAGGGTATCAAATGATTGGCCAATTTGACTATTAGCCGCCATTGCTATGTTTGTTCCCACGTCTGTAATGGCTGCACCACCACTGACAATTTTTTCTAAGAAACCTTTTTGTAAAGCTTCTGGCATGCCCTGTAACACGCCTTGAAGTGCTGTGCGCTGACGTTCGTTTAATTGCCCGTACACAGCAGCCTTTAGGGCCTCAGTTCGAGCTTTTTCTACAGCCTTTTTGGCATCCTTACCGGTGATGTCACTGAGTATTTTTAAATCTTTGCCATAACGCACAGTGGCAGCCGCAACCTGTTCGTCGGTCATTGATCTCAATTGTCCACTGGCCTGTAGTTGCGCAGCCACATCTGCAGCTAGGCCTGCTTGTTCAGTGAAGCTGTAACCTAATTTTTGTAATTGCTTGTCTAGGCTATCTCTGCGTAGTACACCACTTACGCCGGCAATCCTCTTAGCTGCATCGGCCATGCCAAGACCCAGACTGCTCAATTCTTCTCTGTTGTTTTTAATTACTTCGCCAAACTGTCCCATGTCTAGGCCAGCACGGGCTGCTTCCATACGCATTTCGGTCATGCCGCCAGCAAACTGAGCGCCAGTATTGGTCATGTCTTTGAATGCTTTTTTAGCGTTTTCTATTTCGTTGTTTAGGTATTGTATTGCTTCGCCGGACAGCTTGGCCAACTTGGAGCCAAACACTTCGGTGGCAACACCGGCTCCTGCAATCACCGCGCCAAACACCCGCATGCCCTTGAGTATAGCTCCGCCTGGAATCAACCAACTGGCTAGCGAAACTATGCCGCCGGCTACTTGCAGGAACTGTCCCACGTTTTCTGTCAGCTTGCCGGTGCGTTCTGCGGCTGTCTTTGCGGCCGCACCAAATACTTCTGTGCCTTCTTTGCCTGCTTGCAGTCCTTTGGCCATATCCAAGGCAGTCTGGGCGATTGCTGCTGCAAACTCGCCCACTCCCACAGCGGCATTGGATACTGCTGATGAAAAGTTTCTGCTTACTTGTGCTTTTTTTAATTCAACTTTTTGAGATTCTAATGCTCGTACGTTGCTTTGGGCTGTCCTTTGTTTTTCAATGTCGCCGCCCTTGTCGAGTATTTCCTGTTGCTTTTTGATTGCCTTGTTGAGCTCCAGCATTTCATCAGACACATCTTTCATGGGCTTGGTTGCACCCTCAAGCATGCCGCGGAACGCCTTCATGCCAGACGATCCGCGTTTGATTTCATCAGTGACTGATTTTAGATTTTTTTGAAAAGATGCAAAATTATCCTCATTGTATACTGTGGTTTTTCCAAAATACTTTTCAAATATCTTGTCTAAATCTTGATCCATGGTTTTTGTCCGGTAAATAATACTATCAATTATATTTATCGGATCAAAAAACCATGGAAAATACAGCTAACACAGTAGCACAAAACCCCCTGTCCAAGTACTTTAGACAACCTGCAATTTATATGAAATTGCCGTCGGCTGGACGCTATTGGGCAGAAGGCAGCGTAGAACTGCCTGTCACAGGTGAAATTCCTGTTTACCCAATGACTGCCAAAGATGAAGTCACGCTTAGAACCCCGGATGCACTCATGAACGGTGCTGGTGTTGTAGACGTGATACAAAGTTGTTGCCCTAGCATTAAAGATGGTTGGAAAATGCCCAGCGTGGATCTTGACGCTACCCTAATAGGCATACGTATTGCCAGCTACGGACACGAAATGGCCATTGATAGCAAGTGCCCGCATTGCGGCGAAGAAAACAATCATGCGTTGGATCTACGCAACATACTGGGGGAAATTTCCTGCCCCGATTACAGTAAAAAAATCAAAGCTGGTGATTTACACATTACCGTTAAGCCACAACCATTTTTTAATGTCAATCAACAAAATTCTGTTTCGTTTGAAGAGCAACGCTTGCTCGAAGCTGTTAACAAAGCTGATTTGTCAGAAGAAGACAAGATCACCAGGATCAACGAAAGTATGAGTCGCTTGTTAAAGATCAGTGTTGATAACATTACCAATAGTACAGAATCAATTGAAACCACAGATGGTACAGTAGTAACAGATAGAAACTTTATCGGCGAATTTTATAACAACGCAGATGGTAGCGTTATTAGAGCAATACAAAAACGGCTAGGCGAAATCAATGAAGAAGCATCTATTAGAAATCGTAAAGTTGTTTGTACCAGCTGCACCGAGCAGTTTGAAATACCTTTAGAGTTTGACTACGCAAATTTTTTCGCAGTAGGCTCTTGACATTAGAACTAGATGCTATTGAGGAATATCTTGAAGTCCTTGATAAGGAGTCTAGAGCCATAAAAGAAGAAGCGTTAAAAATGAGTTGGTTTATGCGTGGCGGACTCAGTTATGATGATGCCATGATGTTGAGTCAACACGAACGCGAAATCGTTGGCGAAATTATCAAGAAGAACATGGAAACTACTAAAGAGTCTGGGTTACCATTCTTCTAAGCCATTTAAGATTAGCTACGCTAATCTATGTCTTTCGCTCTAGCTCAGACATCTTTTTTCTTTATTGTTGTTTTTCAGTATCATCCAGATTAATTGGTCATAATTCACCGTATGCACGGTGAATATGATTGAGCATCATCCGAGTTGCACAGTCATTTTATTATAAAGAGATTGTAGTTTCCTACGCAGAGGCGGTTGACCGGTACCCCTTACTCTAGCTTCACACATCAACGGAACCCTAGTAACCCGATAATAAATCCAAGTCCTACGAGCATGGGGTGTATCTTCTTCACAGAGCCCAAACCATTTTTTGCCTTAAGTTAGCATTTGCCTTGCACACCCGAGCAACATCTAGACTGGGTCTTTCACCAATCCGCAACGGGAGTCGAGCAGCCTCGACCAAACAGAGTGCGATTCCATAATAAAATTGATTTTTACTGCGATTAGACTTGGTGTCTTGGGATTAAATCTTGTTGATAATGTGTGAGCCATGTACACGGACCTGTATGTGTCCGTTATAATAATCTTCTGTTTCTAATACTCTGCGAGCAAATTGTTCTCTCGCTTCTATATAACTACACTCAGATTTACTCCGGCAATAGTAGAGTATTTGTCTTGTAAAATTTTCCATTCCAAGTGTTACTACATCTCGTGTTAATTCGGGACTGGAGCCATAATATGTCATCCAATCGGAATCAATTTTCCCTTTGATCTTTTTACGTTTCTTCTTACCGTTCTTTAACTTGACCATACGATAAGTGGTTTTACTAAATTTTGCTAATTTTTTGCCAATATACTTCCTACCAGTTAGCTTGTTTGTTATCACATAAACAAAACCAACACAGTCTTCGGGTAGTGTTTGTACAGGGGTATCTTCGAAAATCCATGTCATGCATTGTAGTTATCACTTATGTTACAGATATAATACAGTCTTGAAACTATACAATATCTACATCAGTGTTATAACTTGTAAACCCATTTTCTTTGACCACATGTAGCGTATTATTAACACGCCCGGCTAATTCATCCTTGTGCGACACTAACCAAATACTCTTGTTGGCTTCTCTCGACATCTTTTTAAGTATAGCCAGGGAATTCTCCACGCCACTACTGTCCATTCCTGAATCTACTAGTTCGTCGATAAACAACAGATTAATGGGTTGGTATAGGCTTTCCCATACATCTCTAAACGCCCAACTCAGCGATAGTATCAATCTATTGCGTTCACCTCGACTCAGATTATCAAAATCCAAATCCCTGCCTAGTTCTGTGATGCTTGTTGTTAAATCGTTGTTAAATTTTATAGTATGCGGCAGGCCAATGCGATCTAAATATTGTCCTAAACGTGCATTTAGATAAGATAAGTTCTGATCAATAATACGTTTACGTATAAACGAGTCCTTGTTGGTCAACAGTTTAAGCAAGAACTCCTGATGATCTTTGATATTGGTCAGCTCGTTAATAACATCATAGCTGACTTCTTCTACCGCAGTTGTTTGCATTTCTGCAATTTGCTCTGCATACGGATCAATATCAACTGTTTTGGTTGTTAGTTGTTTGATCAAGTTGTCAACGGATGCTTGGTGATGGATAGCGTCGGATTCTTGATCGTAGAAGGTTTCTGGACGCGGCCCTAACTTGCCCAGCCCATCGTGAGTTGACTGTAATTCAGCCAGTAGGGTAGAGTGCTCTTCCTTAGCTTGTATTGCTGTTGATAATTCTCCCTGCTTGCGTCCCAGGACCTGTTGGTGCTTCGAGTCATGGAACTCTTGGCCACAGGTGTGACACGTATGACTTTCCAACGAAACAAGTTCTGTTGATATCTTGCTAATATTTTTTTCCTCGCGGGAAAGGTCCATCTTTGTCCGACCAATCGCCGACGATAGTTCATTGATATCCTTCCTTGTTTGATCCCATGTCTTGAACGCCGCGTGTGCCTGAATCTCGGCCTGGATATCAATTTTCTGTAACTCTTCAATCGCCGTGGTAAGTTTCTCAACTTCTTCTGCATGTTTGTTTGTCCATAGAGTTTGTCTACGCTTTAGTGCTTCAATCTGTTCTTGGATGCGAACATTGGCATCCGCGACAGCTTTGATGCGGAACTCCTCTTGGGTGATAGCATCCTTGGTAGCTTTGTTAGTTTCTTTTAACTTGTCTGCTTTTTCACTTAATAAAGTAATTCCCAACAGCTGCTCAATGATGGTACGCTGTTCATTTGCTTTGAGTGCCAGGAACGGTTCGGTGTAGGTGTTAAGTGCCACAATGTGTTTGAACATGTCGTGGCTCATACCCAACATACGTTCTATTTCTGCTTGTGTTTCACGACTATCGCCTTGTGCATCGTCGGTAATTTCTTGTTCGCTGTCACCAACAAAGAATTTCATAGTGTTGGGTTTACGTCCACGCTCGATCCTGTAACTCTGCCCATCTTTTTCAAAATCAATAGTGACCATCATGCTTTTGGCATTGGTCTTGTTGATTAGATTATCTTTCTTGATGTTGGTCAATGCATTGCCGTAAAGTGCATAGCTCAATGCATTGATAATGGTAGTTTTACCTGTGCCATTGCGTGCTCCAGAGTCATCGCCGCCCAAGTCCAAGTTTTCACCCAGGACCAGGGTCAAGTCTTTGCGATCAAAGTTAACAGCCTGGGTAGTATTACCCACGCTCATAAAGTTTTTAACAGTTAAATCTTTGATTTTAAATGTCATAGATTCCTATAGATATCTAACAGCAATGCCGGATTGTATTGATTACTGTCAATGGTGTTTAGTTGACTATACACTATTTGATCCACAGACTCAAATTCAATGTTACCTTGTATCTCGTACTCAGTTAAATCAGTCACCTTGGCCGGGATGAGTGTGATCTCACGCAACCGATAAGTGTCAATGAATGTTTCTTTGATAAAGGTGGCTTCTTCATAGCTGATATCAATATCCAAATTAACACGTACATGCATATTGGGTTTCAGCATGACTTCAGTGTGTTTGAGCACGTCTGACAAGTTAAACACACGATACAAGGGCTGTTCAGGCCAAGCATGATACACTGGTTCCTTGTCCCATTCCAGGATCATCAGGCCCCGATCATCGTCGCCGGCATCAGCATAGTTGTGCGGAAAGCAGTTGCCCAAGTAAGTGATGTTGCCTTTGGTCTGACGCTTGTGAAAGTGCCCACTGAACACATGCTCAAAACCCTTCATGTCGTTTTTGGGATCCACCTCACCGTGGTCTGGCATAGCAACCATAGCGTTCATCAAGTATCCGGGCAATTCAAAATGCCCAAACAAGTATTTGCCTTTTAGTTTTTTAAGACGTTTAAAGTCATCCCCAACTAGCCAAGGAGCAATAGTAACATCGCCATGACTAGTCCAATCGTTGCAAATATGGATGTTACTAAGGTGCTTGGCCCACTCCACAGACTGTACATCACGCTTGTCGCGATAATACAAATCATGGTTGCCCGGGATAAAATAAGTGTTTTCAAAGTTTTCATTTAGATGTTCCAGTGCTCTGAGACTGTAACCCAGAGTAAGAATGTTAATACTTGCTCGATTGTTATGCCAGTCGCCAAGGAAGAATGCAGTTTCGCATCCTTCTTCCTTGGCCTTGGACGTTGCCCATTTTACAAAGTTAAGACAGTCCTCGTTGTGTAGAGTACTGTTTGATTTTAAGCCGAAGTGTATGTCTGTAAAGACAGCGGCCTTCTTGAAAAGGTTAGTCATAACAGCAAGTATACAGTATTAAATGATTTAAATCAAATGACGATTTGCTCAATCGTCATATCCGCCGTCACTACCACCTGAACTGGTAGAGATTTTCATTCCCTGTCGCGTGTAACTTGGAGTCAAGTTATTCATTTCTAAAATATCATCACGTATATTTTGATTGCGCTTTTCAATATTTAGAACACGAGTAAACGAATTGGTAATGGCTGCAGTATAGTATGCAAATGGATTTTGACTTTTGGCTTCATCGAATTGTAAGCCTATGTGTGATAACTGTAGTAGTGCTTGACTACGCATTTCATCATTGTAAGTGTAGCCACGCCAGTTCGAACGAGTGGCATAACGTTCGCACAGCTTCATAAACATATGAGCCAATTTGGGAGTCATGTTGCCGTGCTCTCTACAGAAATCACCTTTTTTAAGAGTGCCCTTCCAATGACTTTTGCCTACGCAAACAGGTTCGCCGGTATCATCTACTTTAAAATGCTGGAATGGGGGGAAGTTACATTTAACGTATTTGGTATTTTGACTGATGTCGATAATACTGTCATCGTCGTATTCCGAATGTGGCACGCCTTCCTCCTCCATTTGTTTAATGGCAGCTTTACGGCTTTTAACGTCATCTACAGGAATATGATCCCAGGTCATTACACGGAACACTACATCAACATCTTTGACTTCACGGAGTTTGACTTCAAATTCGTCCATTTTGCGTTTGGTGCCATCTGCGGTGGCAGCTTCGTGGGCCAATTTGGTCAAACGTTCAGCACGATTTTTACGACCTTGCATGATATTCTTTTTGTTTATTTTGCCAACATCTGATAGTATGATGTCGTACGCATTGTCCTCTGGGATGGTAAAACAGCAGTAAGTGTTCTTGCTTTTATGAATCTCTTTTAGAATGTCTTTGTTGTTAAGATAATTATGGCGCACCTGCGTTTCCTTTAAAGTTAGCACATACTAACATAATTATCTTCGAAAGGTCAACCTGATTATGAAACATTATCTGAGCCGTTTATACAGCCGATAAATACTTAATAAATCAGGATCTAACGTATGCCAGTATTACCAAATTCAGTACTCCCAGGTGCCCAAGGCAGTAGTAGTAATTTCCTAAATCAAATTGGTTCTGTTGCAGGCAGCAGCCTATTAGGCTCTGTGGGCTTGAGCCCGGCTAGTACACGCCAAAACATTGCTGACATGTTTCAGTACAGCAATAAAACAGCAGGCCCTAGTCCGGTAGTAATTTTTCCGCAGGCCGCAAACGATTGGCGAGTGCGTGTAAGTCTAGCACCAAACAGTAACTATTTTTACAACGATCCGTTTAATACTTTATTAAGTCCACTGGTAACAGAAGCCGGCGGCGGAAGCGCAAGTGGTATTGGTGGAGCACTTAGTAATTTATTTGCTAAAAGTGGTAGTAAACGTGTAGGTGTGGTGTTTCCGTATACTCCACAGGTACAGGTACAACACAATGCCAATTACTCAGCACAGAAATTAACACACAACAACTACACACAGTTTTTCTATGACAATTCAGAAGTACAGGCAATTAGCATTTCTGGGGATTTTACTGTACAAAACGTGCAAGAAGGTCAATACTTGTTGGCCAGTATCTATTTCTTTAGAGCTATAACAAAAATGTTCTTTGGCCAAGATCCCAACGTGGGTAATCCTCCTCCAATGGTTTACTTAAACGGATACGGACAATACTATTTTCCTAATGTACCTTGCGTGGTTACCAGCTTTAGCCATACCATGCCAAACGATTGCGATTACATGGATATTCCTGAGCCGGGCCTAGGGCCGTATAATCCACAGTCACAAAACTACAGATTAAACAGCACACGTTTGCCAACAACCAGTAGTATCAGTCTAAGTCTACAACCAGTATACAGTCGGTTGGCACAGAGCCAAGGGTTTAGTCTTAATGACTTTGCTGCAGGCGCATTAGTCAGTCCTCCGGGCGCAGGTTTACCAAGCAGTTCATTTGGCTCTAGTCAGGGTGCAAGATTTGTTGGCAGTAATGTTAGATCCAATGGCGGATTCCTATAATGACAACCTACAGTAAATCTAGTTTCTACTACGGAACTACTCAGTGGGGGCCTTTCCTGGATATCTGGCGAGGCAAGACTATACCAGCAGATGTAAGTGACGCACATTATCAAATTGATCCTATATACAATCTACGACCTGATTTACTAGCATATGACCTGTATCAAGACACTAACCTGTGGTGGGTATTTGCTGTACGTAATCCAGACGTCTTGGTTGATCCTCTGCTCAATTTTAGAACTGGCACAATTATCTATGTGCCCGCCAAGGCCACTTTAGTGACAGCGTTGGGAATCTGATAATGTTAGGATTAAACGCCACCAGCATACTTGGCGCTGCATTGCCTGCATCAATCAAACAACCTGCAACTACAGGAACGATTCCAAACCCCTTAAACAAATATGCTTCCTACTCGTATGCATGGAGCCTGTGGTGGGTTGGGTTAGAAGATTTTAATCGTCTAATGACCTGTACCGATGTTGACCAAGCATTGGCGTGGGAACCCGGGCCCTGGAGCTATGTGGTGGCCGAGGACAGCGGCCTGTACCCCGACAGACGAATACCAGGCATATTACCAGTCAACTACAATATACAAGATGTAAACTTTGAAACTATTATTGCCCCTAACAAGCAAAGCCGTAGTAGTAATATGATCAGTGGTTCCATGACCATTATTGAACCATATGGAGTTACATTTATTGACTCATTGATTGTTGCCAGTTTCGACGGAACCAAATATACAAATTATACCGGTCAACCTTACATGTTACAGTTAGAATTTTTTGGTTACGATGACAACGGGGATCCAATACCAAAATCAGAATTGACCACTTACAGAAAACGTTTTCCTATCAGGCTATTGGAAGTTGGAGTAGAAGTATCTGGCTCGCAGGGTGCGGTGTACAAAATAGGATTTTGTCCAATGGGTCACCTGGGACATCATCCTGAAAAAGCCACCCTACCTAAGGATGTAACAATTACAGCTGAAACAGTTGGCGAATTTTTTTACATACTAGAAGCTACGCTAAATGGATTTTATCAAATTGATGCTTATGTTAAAGGCAATGCGGCCTTTGCAGACAGCATACACTTTGACATAAACGCCGACATTGCTAAAAGTTCTATAGTATACGATAAAAGCGGAGTTCCCCTGCCCAAGGG